GCCGCCGTTGTCGGCGTGGATCGTGCCCTGTGTGATTGCGCCCATCGTCGCAATATCAGGCTTCGTGCCCGTCATAGGGTATGGGAAATGGTGCCCCTGTCCCTCGGCGTCCGCGTCGATCTCGCTGTCATCCAGCACGCCGATGGTGTTGATCCTCGGCCTTGTACCGGCTTTCAACAGCGTGCTTGTCATGGGGTATTGGAACCTGTGGACACCCGCCTGCTCCGCGTCCACCACGATCTCGCCAAAAGCGCCAGCGGCCAGGGAATCGAGCACGCTTCGCACGTTCTTTGCGGCTGCAATGGCCTTGCGGGCCCAGGCTTCGTTTTCGTCCACCCATCTGCCATCTACCGTGATTCGGAAGTGGAATGGGTCGCCGCCGTACTGCCAGGCTTCTTCCAACTCTACATCGTCGAAGTAGCCAGCCAGGTATTTATAAACCGCCTGCGGCGTGCCGAATAGCCGGTAGTATGGCGTGGCGTTTTTGATCCACTCGCGTTTTGTCTCGATGCTGGCATTGAAATCGTATAGGCAATTGAGTTCCCAGGCCAGTTCGTCTAATCGCCATTCCGGCATCGTGTCATAGTCGAGCAAACAATCCAGACCTTGCCTGACGATGGTGTTCATGCTGCGCATGGCCGCCTCTATGGCCTTTGCGATGGCATAGCCGTTTTTATCGCCCAGAATGAATTTAGGCACCCATTTTTCAACGTCGAAATCGAACATCGCCAATCACCCCCCGATGGCCGTAAGGGTGATCGTGCCTTTGCATCTGGCATTTTCAGCGATGGGTGTATACTCCACGGCACCGCCGTTGAAATTGCTGCCAGTGCCCCATAATACCCGCGTAGCGCCCGCTTGATAGATAGAAGCCATAAGCCGATCAGGGTTGAAAGGCGTGCCGATGGTATTCTCCTGCCATGCTTGGTAGGCGTCAACAGCATTGGCGATGGCCTGAACGGTGGCACTGGAATTGTCGGCCATGTACTCCACGTTAAGCGTATAGGGGATGTTGGTTGCCTGGTAGACTGAAACAGTGTCGGTCAGAGGGCGCACATCTTCGCCGTTCAAAGCCTCGGCCACAGCCTCCAGGAGCGCTGCCGCGCCGGTGGTATCTGACAGAATCAGGCAAATGCCAACCTGGCCCGCTCCAATGTTTATCGCCTTGGCGTCCACGATCACGCTGCTGACCGCTTTTGCGGCGGCTTCATACTGTCGCGCAGGGCCGGTCGAGATGCTGGCAAGGCCGTACTCCCGGATGCGCTCTCGGTAATAATCGTCCTCCTCTTTTTCCTGTCCTCCGGTCGCGTCGCTGGCCGCTGTTATGCTGTTAATGGCGGGGTGGGGGGTCTGCATGTGCATGGGCGTCCCGCTCAGCAGGCCGTTTCCAGCGCTGCCGGTGCGATCTGCCGTAACGGAGGCTGTGAATGTCTGCTGGTAGCCCGAGAGCGCTATGTCCTCATCCAGCAGATAGAACATCGCGCCGTCTGCGGTGAGGGCCGTACCTGCGGCCAGTGTTTCGCTGACGCCGGTTGCGTTCGTGACGATGGTGACAGTGGATTTCGCGGCGGCAGCCTGAATGCGCTCGCAGTTGCGCAGCTCGCCGATGACATCCAGATAATCCCCCACGGCGTAGCGCAGCGTCATCATGCGCAGCGCATTGTCCACGCCTGCGAATATCTGAACCACGTCGGCCAGCACGCTTCTCAGAAGCATCTCTTTCTCGTCGCCAGAGTAAAGGATGTCGCCTCCGGCATTCATATACGCGACCATCATGTCAAGCCATATTTCCTTCGGGTCATAAGCTATGTAATGAAGTTCGGTATTGTCCACGTTTTGATTCACCACCTATTCATTAATCTTGATTTCCACTATACACTTGATGTAAGTGGAATGATCCGGCATTAGCGTCGCCTCGGCGCTCACAACAGTAACGTCCGGCTCATAGATCATCAACCGGTCGAGCTCTGGCAACAGTTCTTCCCGCATTTTGTTGATCGGCATGTCGTATAATGCCGGATCAAAGCCTCTGCACCGATCGTAAGGAACTTCGCCCATGCGGCACATAAGCAGATTTTTCGCGTTTTGCAAAGTTCTCTGGACGAAATCTTTTTCCTGAAAATCAATGGGGGAGAGGACGTTGTCGATCATATATTGTGCCATGTTATTCCTCCCTAAATTCTGTCCTTTGTCCTTCCCTGCTGTGCCTGCTCTTTACGCTTGTCGATTTCCTCCTGTGCGCTTCTTGCGTCATCCCGACTGGAATCATCTTCGGAGCGCGAGCGATGTCGTTGCGTTCCGGAATCCGGGAATTGAGATCCCGTGGGTCTATTATTGTCGCCTCCACCTTTCTTCTTTTTCTTTGATCCACCGCCTCCGCTGCCACCGCCATGACTGCCCGAGCTGTCATCGTCATCGTTTGAGTCGCGTTCGACTACCCCGGCTGTTGAGCCGTTTTTCTGTGTGCATTGCTTCAGCGTAAGGGCGACATTGGCGATGATCCACTTGCCCTTTGCAGACAGTACGATGTCCTTGACAGTGGCGTCCGTCAGCATCAGCTTGTATGTGGCGAGCTTGGAAGAGCCTAAATAAAACCAGTCTACACAGCCATTGTAGGCATCAGAAACAAACTGCAGCGCTTCCGTCTTTACGTCGCATCCAAGTCTTGCGTCCAGTATGGCTGTTAAGCTGATCTCTGTTGGCTTGCTGTTTTTTCGGCTGACGAATTTCTGGTTGCCGCCGACCTTATCTTCTGTCTCCGTATGGCCCTTGATTTGCAAACCAGTGAACCCTCGGATGGATTTCGCATCGACCTTGAATTTGTGATTGTGCCAACGGGCGATTTCGTCCTTTTCTCCTGGCTCGTTTTTTTTCTGATCATCTTCGCCGCCGCTGGGCCAGGGCCAATACGGTCCTCCTTGAACCAATGGGCCTGGAAAGCCGGAATAGTTGATACCTCTTGCCATTCTCGTCACTCCTTCCACGGAGCTTTCGCGGGCATGTAATTGTCCGTAAAGCCTCTCAGGCCATCCTGGACATTGACCACCTCAACTACAGGAAGTTCGAGCACTTCTCCGCCCATGAATATGGGAATGTGCGATAGCGACGGGTTGGCATTCAGTAATTCACATGCAAAATTTTCGTCGCCATATTCTTTATGTGCGACAATGTCAAACGTCTCTCCGGCGCTGCAATAATGAACTTGTCCGCTCAGTGTCATGAATAAACCTCCAATCCGTCGAGCATTTTCTTTTCGGCCCACCACTTTTCAAGCCGTGCTTTGTCGGCAATCAGCTTGTCCTCCACGCCCTCCGCGTTCTGCGCGTAGATCGTTGGGTTATATACCAGCGTGACGGCCTGTTTATTCGGCGTCGCGTTCATGCCTCCGTTACGGGCTATCAGTTCAGGCCAGGAGAATCCGCTGGCCGCTCTCGCGGCGTCCAGCAATTCCGCCGTGTTCTGGGTGTGCTGCTCCGGGATGGCCCATTCGGGGCCAGCCTCGCCGAAGATCGACGCTTCCGTAGCGCGACCTCCGGAGGCGAAGTCCTTCACACCGTGGATGTGAACGGTGATCGTCTTGCCGTCATACCGGCTGATGACCGATGCCAGGTGGGATGGGTCCCCGTGAACGTGCTCCAAAAGTGTTTTGCCGTCCTGGCTGGTGATCTTCATTTCAAGGTTGCTGGCTTCGCCGTCCACGTATTCCATCAGGGTTTGGCCGTCTGCGCCGTCAATGGTTGCTTCCAGCGATGCCGTGTCGCCCTCAACCTCAACCTGGACGCCCTGATCCTGAAGCTGCTGCATTGGGTCAGAATCATCCATCCTCGGCTGGATGTCAACGGGGATTGGGTCAAGGTTGGTGTCAAGAGATTCTTCATCCATTACCGGCGTTACTTTCATCTCGGCGTCGCCTGGCACAGCGGCCTCGATCATGTCAGTGATGCTGCCGAAGCCTCCCTCTTGCGCAGCAGCATTGAATTTACTCCATAAATCACTTCCCAGATAGGAAAACCAATCAGGCTCTGCCCCTAACTCGCGCATCTGCTGGACATATCCGGCAAGGGATTCTGGCGTCAGTCCGCTGCCGCCACCAAATAGACCACTGCCGTATGATCCTTGG